ATTTTCTGCGGGAGGTAACCCTGCATTTGGTCCTGTGACTAATGGGTTAATCACGCTGTCTACAGGATCCAATGTATTTTGAGGCAGGGTATCTGGGTCAATATCATATATCAATAATCTATCATCTACTGGGTCAGGCACAATAGTACCTACAATCTCAGTGTCCATAAAAGGATTCTGTAACCATATCTGACTAATACCCGGTCTTACAGTTCCGTATACATTCAATAGACTTGACCAATACAAACTTGTATTAGGGTTAGGTGGTAAATCTAAATCCTCATTGCTTGGATAAAAATCTTGATTAGCTGGTAATAATTGTAAACTATTACCTATCAATAGTAACTTGTATCCATATGGAGTAATCTTTTGTCGTGTACCTAATAATAAATCATCATTCTGTATATCATCTAGTGCTTTACCAGAGAATATACTTGCTATAATCTTTTCAATAACACCCATCTTTTTAAGTTTAGCCGCATTGCTAATCCATATAGGCATATAGAATTTCCAACTCATTACATCAATAGGATTACCTGTACCTTGTGGTATGCTACGACTGCTGAAGGTTAAACCATCTTGGTAAACAACTGATAGTGAAGTCCAATCAATAAAGTTATCAGTACTTTGTATTTCTAATGAAGGATTGAATAGTGTACCTAATTGTTCAATCAATTGTAATTTTTGATTATAATTAGTTGTCCACAAATCTACAGTCATTCTTAATGTATAAGGTACAGGCATCAATCTTTCAACAGTAAATGCTTGCCCTTGCACTGTTTCATAACTTTGAGTTTCTGTATTGTAACTACGTTGACGAACTTGTATCTTGTCAATGAATGTAGGATCTTGTGTTCTACGTTGATCGTATTCTAAAGCAGTAATATAATAAGTGATTAACGGTGCGCTAGGTAAATTGCTAGCACTATTGTTAGCAATAATAGTACTTGCTTGTCTACTTGAATCACCATACATAATTGGTACACGAACAAGTATTTCATTACCTGCCGGGTCTTTACCTTTAGTAACATACCAATTACTAAAGATTTTTCCAAATTGAATTAGAAATCTGCGGACCTGATTATCATAAAAGAAAGCTGCCATATATTATATTACCGGTGGAATTGGATCTGGTGCTATTGTCAAAATAGTTGACAATGCTTGTTTCTGTGGTATACTTGTACCATCAGTTGTTATTGTTACATTACTATTATTTATGAAGCTAGATTGTTGTGACAAATCTGTTTCAGTGAATCCTGTAGGCGTTCTGACATTTTTAGATATACGAACCCATATTCTACCATCCCAACGATAGAGAATTTGCGGTAGATAATCTGTACGTAAGAAGTATGCACCCACTTCTGGATTTTGCGGGAAAGCAATTCCTGCCCCTGTTGGGAATCCATTTGGTGCTTCTGCAGTGCCATCTAAATAGCCAGTTGTATAGCCAAAGCTTCTTGGACTACTACGAGCAATGAATTGGAATCGTGGATCAGTATCTGCTCGATAGTCCATAGTATCTGGACCGTATGGTTCTGTTCCTGTAAAGTTTGGAGCTTCTGGGTTTTGATCGGCGAAAGCATATGTATTATCTGATGTACCATATGGTCCTGTAATAGGCCCTGTTGGCAATGCTGTTAATACTATCTCACCTTCAACTGCTCCTGAACCATTGCCAATTAGTGTTGGTGCAATAGTAGCTGTCTCTAAGTTTATCTGTCTTGCAACCCTTAAAGGATCAAATGTCATGTCTGCTGACATATCCCAAATACTTTGTACAGTTGTTTTAGGTATACGTAATATAGGACTTGCATTTTTGTAAGCAGGACTACGAACTATTGCTACCACACCAGTTGCAACAACAGGAGCTCCATTATTGTTAGCTAAAACATTTATAGGTGGAGCAGGTTGATTATATTTACCTGATAATTGAGTATCACTTTCATATACACCATATGTAGGAACAATATATAAATTAGTTCTATCATAACCTGACTTAGGTACTAATCTGTCAGCTTCTTCAAGTATAGCATTATTGATTTGTAGATTTTTATTATATGTAGCAAGAATATCTTTGAGATTTTGATTAGGATCAAGTTCCCAATATACTGTATTAGGTGGTACAATACCAATTGGTACTTCTTGTTTAGATATATAATTCTTATCACCAAATGTAATACTATAACCAGCTGGATATACTTTATTACTATCCCATAATCCAAGGTAATTATCTTGATTAATTGGTTCAGATAATATCTGACTAAATTCTTCACTATCAACTAATGGTTCACATTTAATACGCCATAAATGCGGATACCATGTAGGACTAAATCCTTCACTAGCAAAATTACCATCAGTAATCTGATAAAATCTTTTTAATGCAACTGGTATAGTTTCTTTTAATGGATTATAATCTAATAAGTGAGGTAATTCTAATACATCACCAACCATTAACTTACGACCAACTAAATCAATCATATCGTTATAATGAACAGTAATAAAGATAATGTCATTGTTTAAGAATAATCCAAATTGACTTAAATCAAAATCTAAATTCTGTACATTATAATGACCACGTAATCTATAAATATTAGGATCATACGTTCTATCTCTATTCTCTAAAAATAATAAATCTTGTATATTGGTTGGATTTAATGAATCATATTGTGGCTGTGTATAGTCAATACTCGCACCCTGATCTGTTGGTCCTAAGTATTTGTGAATATATAAATCAGTGGCGCCAACAGTAAACATCTCTGATATTGTTTTATCAAAGAAACGGTAATCATTTGATTTCGTGGGGTGATATAATGAGAGTCTAGGCATATCTATTATTTATCGTTTATGTACTGTTCAGTAAATAGAATAAGAAAATGGGTCAATCTCACGGTTGACAACAAATGGAACATATGCTATAATACACAAATGCGCTATAAAATTAGGAGAACTTAATGGCAACACGTAAACCCGCAAGTAAAATCATTAAAGCTAGTGATTATTCACAGGTTAAGACACTTAACCCCAGAGACCCGGACACTGAATATTTAGGTCCTGAACCTATGTTTGCCGTACAACCCGATCCAGATAGACGCCGAGTCGCACTTATGCGTAGTTTCACATGGTATGGTCGCTTCTATGGTAAAAAAGATGCTAAAGAATTCTTATCACAATACTTAGACCTACGTGAACGCCCACAAGAGGCTAAAATCATGCGTAAGATTGATGAGAAAGAATGTATCAACACACTAGCTTGGTTAGCACGTATGGAATTACGTGGACTAGAACTATCTGAAACCGAATCAGATACACTACAAAACGAAATCAAACGTTTGCTTGAAACAATACATAAGCCACAAATTATTGAACAATCAGCAACAGGCGCACCTGATACTCCCGCAAGACCTAACATTCAGGAAATCTTAAAAGATAAAGCACGTGAAGCCGGTGGTGAACTTGAAGGATTGTTTGATGAATATATTACATCAGGTGCCGGATCTAAACATACATTACGACCAATTGATGAAGTGGCTAAAAAGAATGTAATGCCACAACATATCAGTTTGTTAACCGATGTATGGAAAAAGAAACTGAACGAAATTGAAGAAGTATTGAAAGGTACAGATAGTCAATTAGTACAGGGTTATCAACATCTAACAAAAACACAATTAAAAAATATTGTGAAGTTTATTGAGTTGGTTATTAGTGATTTGAACAGTTACATTAGTGTTAAGAAAGCCGCAAAAGCTCCTAGGGCACGTAAGGCGGTACCTGTGGAGAAGATTGTAGCAAAACTTAAGTATCTTAAAACATTCAAAGATACTGCAAGTAAACTTGATTTGTTAAGTATCAGTCCTATCAAGCTTCATGGTGCAAGTGAAGCTTGGGCCTATGACACTGCCAAACGTAAGTTACATCATTACATTGCCGATGACTATAGTAAAACCTTTACAGTTAAAGGTAGCACGTTGTTGGGATTTGATACCGTACAGAGTGAAGTAAAGACATTACGTAAACCTAGTGAACAGATTAAAGAAGTTATGGGTAGTAAGCCGGCCGCACGTAAGTATTTTAAAGATATTAAAGCAGTTAGTACAACACCTAATGGTAGGTTTAATGACCAAATGATTATTTTGAAAGCATTTTAATGAGTAATATTGATTTAAACAAATACAAAGATTTTGTAGAAGCTGTAACCAGCAAGGCAAGCAATGACTTGACTACATTCATGGACCGGTGTGATGAACTTGATGGTAATTACATTGGTGATGGTGTACATGGTCCTGATATCAATGTACCACTTTTACTTAC